CGAAAACAGAATACTAGGTACGGAATCCATGTCCGTACCCGCTGCCCCAGTGGCGGTGCCCCCTGCTCAGTCGGGGGGAAATCCCGGTTACGACCGGGTTGGAGCAGAAGGCGCGAAGCCCGGACCCTCACAGGCCGCTCCACAACTCAAATCCACTGTCATTTCAGTGGCTGCGATGCCGACCACGGGTGGGTTGGATAAGCAGTCGAGTGCGATTGGCACTCAAATCCAGAATAATTCTGGTAATGGACCAAAGGGACCATTGGCAAACTCATCTGCCGGTAAGAACCGAAAAGCGAGCCAAGTTAGTAATCTTGGACCAAAATTTACCAAGGGGAAACCGAAAAAGGGCCAACAATGGGCCCCGGTCTCTCCTAAAGGGCCCAAACGACAGGGGGGCCCACAAAAGAATACCCCGGAAAACAATAATTCTAGCGCACCTCCCCATGCCAATACTACCACTGGTAAACAAGGCCAGAGTAACAATGGGAAGAGTCGTCGCCAACAGAAGCCTAGGAAAAACGGAAATTTCGATTCCGCCTCATATGCTGACCTCACTGCCCAACTTGGTGCGGAGAAGGATTGCACAAAGGCTTATCAAAAAGAATTAGATGCAGCAGAAAAGTCTATACATGAGTTAGAAACTTTTAAGAATTCGCACAGATTACTGAATCGCCATAAAACTGAATTTAAGATAGGTTATGAGGCAAATGACTCAGATAAATATGATACTACCTGGATTTGGTGGTACCTGCGTTTTCTTTGGCTACTCATGGGTTTGCTGCTTATTGTTTTCCTCTTCATCCATACGCCCCAGTTCTTGTTGAAAACTGCTCTCCACACATGTTCACGTCAGCCAACATGGTCTGTCAATCTTTGCCAGCCATTGCTGAAATTGCCACAGCCTGTTCCCACAATACAGGAGGCATTGAAATGTGCACAAGAGTATCGTCAACGGATGTGTCACAATCATGGTATTGACTTTAAAACGCGTCAACTTATCAATTGCACACTCAAATCTGAACCCATGCGCAGAGCTCATCACAAGGAGTATCTTGCACAAATACTCCCCGCATTGGTTCAGGAACTTGAGGCAGGTAGCTTAGAAACTACCGAATTAATGGAGGAAGAAAACCCTGACTCAATAATCATCACACAGATCATGTAT